CTTAGATACTATGCCGGGGGGGTTGGCCCAAACTTTCTTTGCCCATTTCTTATTACAAGTACGTAGAGTAGGGTGGTTGGAAAACGCTGATAAAGAAAAGGTGGGTTTTGATATGGAAATTCGTTTACGAAAAACAAAAGCGGGGGGAGAGAACTGGAAATCAGCTATTGTACCTTTTAGAGTAGAGGGCGGTATTGATATTGTTGAAAGTTATATGAGGGATGGAATAGCTGTGGGAATAATAGATAAGAAAGGTGCTTGGTATACTTATAAAGACCAACGGGCACAGGGAATGAATGGGTTGAAGACTTTAATGGTCACCAATGCAAATTTATTGACTATGTTAATAGCTGAATTGGAGGGAACTAATGCTCCTACCGAAGGATTTTACGAAGCAGGAGAAGATAATAGCAAATTGCTTGTCTAAACTAGGCATACGATACACAGAGCAGTTTAATGTGTTACAATATACAGTAGACTTCTGGATACCCGAATTGTCTATGGTTATAGAAGCTGACGGTGTTATGGGCCATTTACGAAAAGCAGACGCAAAGAGAGACGAAGCTCTTATGGAAACATCTGATATAGAGTATGTAATTCATATTACATCAACTACTTCAGATTCAATTATGGAGGAAGTATGTCTGGTGTTAGACAACTTATAAAAAAGAAGCCTAAGATTACTGTTGCCATTAATCAGGATGAGTGGCTGCTGTCAGAGATGGAGAGTTTTCTAGGCCATACCAGCCAGAAAAAACGTGAAGGGGTGTTCTATCCATCTAGTTTGGGTAACCCTTGCGATAGATTCTTATATCTATCTTATCATGGAATGCTCCCCGGTCAGGAAATTGCTGCTGTATTGCAAAGAATTTTTGACTGCGGAGATTCTTTGGGGCTTAGGTTTGAAAAATACTTTGCAAAGATGGGACTTTTACTAGCTACAGAAAGTCCAGTGAAATGCGAGTCTCCAAATATTTCTGGTAGGATTGACTTTATTATTAAACATAAAGACTTTCCGCAAGCTGTGATTGAATTAAAGTCTATAAATACTAGGGGTTTTAAAGCACTATTAGATAGACCTAAACCTGAGCATTTTGTACAGATACAAATCTATCTTAATCTAGCCAATATAGAACACGGTATTCTCTTGTATGAGGATAAAAATGACCAGCAGCTAAAAGCCTTTGTAGTAAAACGGGATGAAAAGGTATGGACAAAATTGCAAGAGAGATGTTTTAATGTAATAAATATGGTGGAAGTCCCACTTAGATGTACGGGGTTGAAATATTGCCCTTGTAAAGGAGTGTAATGACACAATTAAAAATGGAAAAGCGGGAAGGGAAGTGGAGTCCTTTTAAGGCTATAACTCAAGCGGATAAATTTATTGAAGATTTAATGGTACCATCTATAGGTAAAGAATTAGCTGCCGATCAAAATTTAGATTTTCCTAATCTAATGAATGCTGACAATAAAAAATTGGAACAGTTTCTTACTATGTATGGTGGGATTAAGATGTATTTAGAAACCCAATTAGCTGATATTGAAGCAACCAAGAATGCTCTAGATGCTGCGTTTAATGAAAGTTATTCAACGGCTGTCTATAGATTAGCCGAAGAACGAGAAGAAGAAGGCAAGAAAAAATTTACTAGGGATGAATTACGGGGGGCTGTATTAGATAAGTATGAAGCTTTAAAAGAACTGCGGAGGGACATTATTGAACAAGAAACGGTTCATAGAAAGGTTACTGGTTTAAAAGAAGCTTATGCCCAAGGATTTCAAACTGTGTCTAGGATAGTATCATTGAGAACATTTGGTGGAAATAATGCATAGAGTAGAACCACAAGTCTTTTTGATAGCGGAGAATACTATTAATGATACGGAACTCCATGGTTATCTTGAACACATCGGAGCGCAAGGCTGGACTTCTCAGAAGGGTAATAGGGACGGTACTGTAGGGCGCAATGGGAATGGACGAGGTGACCTTAGAGAGATTATTGAGGTCATGGGACGAGGATGTTATAAGTCCTTTGGGACAGAACTCAACCCCAATATAACTAGGGTACGAGAAGATAACCCAACCTACCTTAAGAATATAATTGATATTGGACACGGCTCAGTTCTTGAACATGGGTGGGTATCCTTTATGGTATGTGATACCAGTAGGGTAGTTACTCACGAGCTTGTAAGGCATAGGACTGGTACTGCTATATCTCAGGAGAGTTTACGGTTCCTGCGACTAGAGGATATGGGCCTCTGGATACCAGAAGCCTACAATCATGACCCCCATTCTCAGGATATTTTTGAAGAGACTTGGGATTACTTAGAACTTCAATATGCTAGACTGATAGAACGGGCAGAAGCTATTGAAGGGAAAGACTTTGATAGTCTACCGTTTAGTAAGAAGAAGTATTATACCTCTGCTGCCAGGCGAGTGGCTCCTATTGGAGTAGCCACCAACATAGGTTGGTCATGTAACATCAGAGCAGCAAGACATATAATTGAAATGAGAACTGATGAACATGCTGAAGAAGAAATACGGTTAGTATTCAATAAGATTGGAGACATATTAAAAGATAAGTATCCAGCCCTGTTTGATGATTATGAAGTAGAAGTTAAGGGGGCTGATAAGAATAATGAATGGGTGACTACAAGGAGGAAAGTATAATGGAAGAACATATTTTATTAGATTTAATAGCTAACAGTCAAATAGTTCTTAAGGGAGTTCAATACGGCATATTTGCTCAAGATATTGATGTCATTAGAAAGGCTGTCCTGGATTTAAAAGATGTAGTTGACGTTATGAGTGAAGTTATAGACGATGATTTCGGGCAATAAAGAAGCGTTTAAAGTTCTTCAACAGGTAACTACCCCAACTTATCTAGGATTAGATTGTTCTTCTAGAGCTATTCATGGGGTGTGGTTAGATGACCAGGAAAAAATATTGGCTATGCTTAAATGGCGTAGCTCTGATTTAGAATTTGATGTCAGATTTATTGAAATTTCTTTACAGTTTACTAAAGATTTGAGTAAAATAAAAGTAATTACTAATGCTGCGGTTGAATCAGCGATTTTTATTCAGAACCCTAAATCTACTATAGAAATTGCTTCAGTTGTGGGTGGTGTGCGTCTAGCGTGTGCGTCCAATAATATTGAATGCCTACCTGTAGATAATAGACATTGGAAAAAATATGTATTGGGGAAGGGTAATTCTAATAAGAAAGATATTAAAGAGTTTGCCGTAGATAAATGGGGCGAGTTATTTATAGAACAGGATTGGGCTGATGCAGCTTGTATTGCCCTATGGAGAAAAAGGAGGACAGAATGAGTTTACAAAAAGTTAATAAAGATAAGATAAGCGTTGCCTTCATGGAACCTATGCCCACTCTTTCAACAGAAGAAGATAAGCTCCCTGAGGGTATGACAGAGGAAGACCTACGGGCTAAGTACGCTAAGTTGGTTTGGTGTGAATATTACGGGTGCAAATGGAATAAGCAGATTGGGGCAGAGCGTACCTTGAAAACTATTCTAAAGAACAGGACATATAATTCTTTTAAAGATGACCCCGGTATGAGGGGATTATGTGGTAGACCAGACGAGATTGCCATTCGTTTTAAGACTCTTGTATCGGGAAGCCAAAAATATAAAGTGCCTGCATGTTTTACTTGTAATACTGGTGTAAGTGGGCATGTAGATTTCTCTAAGTTCTTGCAACCTGATGGTTCTCCTTGGGGTGGTAACATTGATTCCCAGCATGTATCGGATGCAGGATATGGGGCGATGGACTCCAATAGTATTCACGGAGGATAGAATGCCTAAAGTTATTCCAGATGAAATTAGACTGAAAGCAGCAATTTCTGCTGCGTTAGCCAATGAGTTTAATGTAGAGGTTAAAGTTCCTACTATTTACGCATGGTCTAAACAATATAAATGGAAAGAAGATAAAATAGAAGCGAGAGTGGCTGCGGTAGATACTATTAAAGAAACAGAAACTCAACGCTATGCTAGAATTCAAGAAGAGCATTTAAATGATTATGGAAGATTAAGAAAGAAGGCATCGTCAGAATTAGATGGACATATGTTTGATAGACCCTTTGATGCTGCTAAAGCCTTGGATCTAGGTATAAAAGGGGAACGAGTTGTAATGGAAGGTATGATTAATTTACAATTTGTTCAGGATATAATGGGCGTATTGGTCGATGAAATCAATGATTCTGACGTATTACAACGAGTAGCTTTTAAACTAAAGGCTTTAATTCAAACACAGGATAATAATGGAAACAAATAATAATGCCACTACATTTGATGACGCTTTCTCTAGATTAGCTGAAGGTTTAGTCACGCACCAATCTATTAAGGTCGGAAGTTTTTGGGAATTTCTACGGGATATTTGGAGCTTAAGCTATGATAATCCAGAGTACTTTAAGGCGTGGCATGTGGGAGTATTGGCAGAAGATATTGAATATTGTCTAGAAGAAGGGTTAAATTATTGTGCCATCCTACCTCGATTCCATTTTAAATCAACTATACTTGGACATGCTTTCTCAGTTTGGAGACTCTTAAAGGCTCCCAGAGATTGTTCAGTGCTGTATTTATCATTTAGTGACCTAATGGCTAGGTACCACATTGCTGAAATTAACAAGACGGTTCAACGTAATCCCATTCTTACTCAATGGATGACGAGCCGTTCTCCAAAGGCTGACTTTTCCTTTAGATATCACATTAATAAGAAGCCTATGGAAATAGCACATGGAGGTCTTTTTTCATTTAAGAGGGGTATGCATGTTAATGGGGCTTTGATTGCAGATGACGTTTTGCGTGACCCAGAGAACCCGTTAAACTTATCTCAATTAACTAAAGTAGAAGATCACTTTTTAACAGAGACTATGTTTATTCCTTTAAAAGGAATTCCTGTTATTGTCTTAGGAACTCCGATGATGCCAGGAGATTTATTAACTGTTCTCCAAAAAGATGACCGTTTTAAGACTAGGGTACTTCCTGCCTTAGACCCAGTACCAGGAAGACGGGTTCTAATGCCCGAATTATATAATGAAGATTGGCTACTACAACAGCAAAGGGCTAGACCTAAAGCCTTTGCTTCAGAGTTTTTATTGCAACCTTATTTTGCTACCGAAGCTTATTTTGAAGAGGATGACATTAGAAAATGCGAAGACCCCACTTTGCTTAATCACCCGGTTAATAAGGCTTATATGCCTCTTGAAGAGGGGGATATATTTGCGGGGTTTGATGTAGGGAAGAAACGGCACCCATCTCATTTAGTTATCTTTAGAAAGATAGGAGATAGAATAGAACAGATTCATCAGTCTTGGTTAGATGGT